CTCCGCGGAGATCGACAGCAGCGTCAGGGGGAGCGGGTCAGCTTGGCGGATGCAGACCTGCCCGTTGCCCGACCACGCTGGCCCGATCTTCAGGTTGATCTCGTCGCTGGTCAGGGCGGGCGGCGAACCGTAGACTTCGGTGGTGCGCTGTTTGTATTCGGTCAGCTTGTCGAAAGCCGGGCCCACGAAGACGCCCGAGCTGCGGTAGACCCGCAGCCACATCTCGTTGATGTTCTTGGGCCTGCCCTGCCCCATGCCCTGCATCTCGATGGCGAAGGGCAGGGTCTGGATGTCGGCCTCGATCGGCAGCCCGATGATGATAATCGAGGCGCTCACCGGCAGCGGATCGGGGAGCCCGCCGCCGACCACCGTCTGGGGAGGGCAGACAGCGCCGTCGGCCAAGATCGACACGCTCTGGCCCTCGAGGTGCGCAAGGCCAGAGGTCACCACGTTGATCGGAGCGCCGTTGTAGTAGACGCCAGCGTCGACGAAGAAGGCGTTGGCCGCCACGTTGAACGCCCTGCTGCGCATGCGCTCGACGTAGCGCACGTTACTGCCGTTGATGTAGCGGCGGATCACGGCGTAGAGGACGGTCTCGTAGCCCTCCCTCACGGTGGCGATGCTCTCGAACACGCCGAGCGTGTCGTGCTGGTGCCAGCCAGCGACCTGCTGCTCGGGGATGTAGGTCAGGCCCAGCAGCTTGCCGCTGGAGCTGACGTACCACAGGATCGGGTAGGGTGCCTTGCTCTGGGCGCTGTCCACGATCTCGAAGGTGTCGAAGAGGTGGGGCGCGCGCAGCGACAGGTCGCCGGTCAGGTAGCCGCCAGCTGTCTCTTGGTACGACATCTCGCGGATGTGGCCAGCCGTGTCCGCGAAGATCAGGTTCGAGCCGGTGGTGATGGGGGCCGCATGCCCCGCGCCCACAAACGACTGGGGCCTGACGGCGAAGGAGCCCGGCGTCAGGGCGGTGGTGCCCGAGTATACGCGCCACTCGCCCGCTTGGGTCATGACGATCAGGTCTTGGAGCGGCACGAGGTGGATGATCTGGTTGTAGTCGCGCGCGGCGATGGCGAACTGGATGCTGTCGTCGTCGCGAGGGGGGATCGAGAAGTTGAAGTCAACCTCCGACCCGGTCCTCGTGGTCCAGATGTTCTGCGGCTCGGCGGTCGTCCCCGCGAACACCTTGCGCTGCTCGAAGTAGGTGACGGCCGCCGGGTAGTTGCTGGCGGCGAAGGGGTCCGACGCCTGCGGCGGCGTGATGCCGCCGTTGGCGGGCAGGTTGTCGTCGATCGTGCTGACCGATCCGTTCCCCTCGAGCACCGAGATCAGGTAGAACAGGCCGCCCGACTTGCGGTAGACGCGGTAGCCCGTGGCCCCGGTCTTCGCCGTCCACGAGATGGTGTTGTAGGTGTCGGCGGCGTTCAGGTTGTTAAGCGCGGTGACGGCGGCGGACGCCGCGCTCTCGGCTTTGTCTTTGACCGACGTCACGACGTACTGGTCGTTGCGCAGGTAGCTCGCGCCAGCCGTCGTCGGCACGACGGCGAGGCCGACCGGCGCGTCGATCCCCGGGCCGGTGGTGGCGGTCACGAAGGTCCAGCTGGTCGCGCCTGCCCTGCGCAGCTCCTTGACCGGATAACTGGGGTGCACGAGCGTCAGCACATCGGCCGACTGCACGAACTTGACCTTCATCAGGTCGCCCTCGGCGTAGGTGTTGGCGACCTCGTAGGGCACGCCCCCGCTGAGTACGGTGCCGCCTTGGGTGTGGAAGCGGAAGTAGCCAGCGCCGAACTCGATCACCACCGTGTCGGTGGCGCTGAAGGTGAAGGGCAGCAGGCGGGTGTACTTGCTGCTGTCCTTGACCGCGCGCACGAACTGGAACCCTGCGCGGTTCTGCGCGGGGCCGTGGGGCAGCGTGATGAAGTTCCGGCACAGGGCGAGCCCCGTCTGGTAGCGGACGTCGTCGATGCGGCCGTACATCTCGGGCGTGATCTCGCCCCCGGCCATCGATCGGAAGTTGGTGCGGACCGTGCCACCCATCAGCGTGCGCCCACCCAAGGAGCGACGTGGTTGTCGCGGACGCGCGAAACCCTGCGCTGCTTGGCATCGGTCTGGAGGGCTTGCGCCAAGAAGCCGCTCATCGTCTGGATCATGGCGGCGGCCACGGTTCTGCCGGTCTCGCCCTTGAGCACCGGGCCAGCGAGGAAGCTGGCGAGGAAGTAGGACAGGGACAGCGAGAAGAGGGGCGGGAAGAAGCTGGGCACCGTCACGGCGACGGTGTAGCGGATGCGGGCGTCGACCACGTTGGTGTAGAGGACGCGCGTGTTGTCGACGAGCCCCTCGATCTCGAAGTCGTTGACCCCTGCCAGCGCGAGCAGCGGGCCGTAGGAGGTGCCCACCAGATCGTCGACGTCTTCAGCCCCCTGCACGGCGAACACGCCCAGCGCGTCCGAGGGGAGGGCGTAGGCGTAGGCCCATTGCGAGTTGGGGTTGTCGTCGAGCAGGGCCAGCGTCGCCCTGCGCATGGCGAAGTTCCACGGGTACATCTCGATCAGCGCGTCGCGCGCGATCGGGTAGAAGAGGGCGGCCTGCGCGGCCTGCGCGCTGCCCTCGGGCGGATCGAGGCTCGATACCGTGGCGTCGTCGCCGAGGTGCGACAGCGCCAGATTGGCGACTTGTACTTCGGTGGTCAAAGCGGCACCTCATAGAAAAAAGCCGGGGGCTGTTGGGCCCCCGGCTTGGAACCCCTGCGGGGAGGGGGTGGCTTAGGCCAAGTCGCCTTCGGCTTCCTGTGCGGCCAGCGCCTCTTCCACCTGCGGCGGGAGGACGACGGTCGGCTTCGGTGCCTTGGCGACCCTGCGGGCGGTCTCGTCTTCGACAACCGACATCCAGTCGACGATGCTATCGCCTTCGTTCAGTTGGAACTTCGGTCCGCCCACCGGGCGGAAGTGGTTGGCGGGGTAGACACCCGGGTGGATAGCTTCCACCCAAGTGTCTTTCCCAGCCTTGTCGTAGACGCGGCGGCCTTCAGCGTCGAAGCGTCGGCCTTGTGCGTCAATGCGGGCTACCTTCATGGTTCAGCCCTTAGACCGGCATCGCGTCAGGATAGGCGCGGTTGGCCGGGAACTGGTCGAACGACAGGAAGGCGTTGATCGAACCGGCAGTGACGGTCGTGGTGCCGATCACGGCGAGGATGCCGAGATACCGCTCGTACACCGCGCCTTGCGGGAGCGGAGCCGAGAAGATCAGCCCGCCCGCGTTCAGGCGGGCGTCGTTGGCGGCGGAGTCATCCGTCACGAGCGTGCCCGTGTCGAGATGGATCGTCGCGGACGTGGCCAAGTTGGCCGTGCTGTCCGAGGCGAGCTGGAACTTAATCGTTCCGGCGGCACCGGCGGTGATGATTTCGGCGTCCGTCTGAATGATCAGATAGACAGGCTGGCCCGCGCCAATGTCGCGGGAAGCCGTGCCGAGATCGATGACATCGCCAATGACGGCGGTGCCAGCAGCCGCAGCAACCGAAACGGCGTCTGCGAACTCGTTGCGTTCGTCGAGGATCATGATCCTATTCCTTTCTCTCGGCCCCGCTTACGCGGCGACCTTTGCTTCAGTGTGCAGCAGGGCGTCGACCCGGCGGACCGGGAAGCCGTCGAAGGTCATCACCGGCTTGCCAGCGACGTCCTGCATCATCAGGGTCGAGTTCTTGACCTTGTTGACCATCTGACGGCGCAGGAAGCTGTGAACGCGGCGGCTGCAATAGAAGGCACCGCGGATGCCGCCCAAGTTCGGGATGAAGGAGTTGACGTCGGTCATCAGGTCGATGAGGTCAGCGCCAGTCGCGGCATCCTTGGTCAGCTCGGCGAAGTCGACTTGGATGCGGTAGACGTAGCGCCAGTCCTTGAGGACCAGACCTGCGTCTTGACGGTAGTGCGTGCGATACGCCTCCATCCGACCACCGGCACCGTCGACGTTCTCGATGGTGACTTGGCCCTTGTCGTCGGTCAGCAGGCCGCCCTGCGAACCCTTCGGGTAGGTCATGAAGCAGGAGTTCGGACCCCAGCCAATGAACCAGATCGAGGTGTTCGTGGCGTTCGCGCCGTCGGCGGCAGCCGCGTTGATGTTCTGGCCGTTTTCGGCGGACAGCGAGGAGTAGCGGGCGGCGAAGCCCGTGAACTTCTCGGGGGTCACATCTTCGTCGGCGTAGAAGACCGAGGAGGCGAGGTCTTGCGACATGCCTTCGATGTGGGCGATGTCTTCCGACAGGCGGAAGGCGGCGGTGTTGCCGTTCAGGTCAGCCAGAGCCTTGTCGACTTCGGCGTAGGCTTCCATCATACCGGCGTTGTCGGTCACCTGAGCGGTGCGCGACTTGCTCGGCTGGACGCCGCCGTACAGCTTGCGCCACGTCGGGGCGGGCAGGCCGGTGCGGATGGTCGAGCGGTGGCCCGTCGGCAGGTTGCCTTCGAGGAACACGGCGTCGTCGAGGACTTCGTTGGTCTGGGCGAGGATTTCGACGATCTTGTCGATCTTGCCACCCGGGTCGAGACGCTTGGAAACGTCCAGCAGGGTGGGGTGGGTATCGGAGAGGACGGCCATTGGGTGGGCTCCAGTCTTAGTTCATGTTGGGGAAAAGGGTCTTGGCTGCGCTCTGCGCCGGGGAGGTCTTGTTCCCCGCCACAAAGGTATCTTCGCTGATGGCCTTGCCGACACGGAACATGAACCGGATGACTTCCGGGTTGTCGCCGAGGCGGTGTACGTCCAGCAGTTCGCGAAGCTCCGGCGTGCCGAACTGATCGACAGCCTTCTTCGCGACCGCCAAGTTGGCCGGGAGCGCATCGCCCCCGAACTCCTTGTCGGTCTCAGCTCTGGACTTCCAGTCGGTGAACATGGTGTTCGCCGCCTGCTCGCCTTCGCTGGACCATTTCTGGGCCAGCTTGATGCCGAGGTCCGTAAGCTTTTGCGCGGCGTCCTGCGGCAGGTTGAGTTCCTTGGCGATCCCTTGGAAGTCACCGAGCACTTCGGCGTCGAGTTCGACGCCTTCCGGCCCGGTGAAGGGCTCGTAGGCCTCGGGCGCGCCTTGCGGCTCGTCCTTGGTCTCTTGCTGCTGCGCCTGTTCGCCTTCGACCGGATCGGTCGGGGCGGCTTCGGCTACCGGCTGCTGTGCGGTGGCGTCGATAGGTGCGACGTCGCCCGCGGTCTGCGATGCGGCTTCATCGGTGGGTGTGTTGGCCGTCATCAGCGTAGTGTCAGTCATGTCCGAAATGCTCCTGCATCATGGTCTGAAAGCCCAGCGGCGCGGCCTTGGCGACCTTGCCTTGTAGCTCGAGACCGATGGCGCGCTTGCCTTCCCTGAAGAACGTCTCACTGTTGCCAGTGAAACTCGAGACGTAGAGACCCGTGGCCTCGAGCTGACGCCAGACAATCCGGCGTCCTCGAGGCGTGGCCATGAGCCATTGCAGATCGTCCATCTCGGTGTCCCGGCGATTGCGCGCGAGCTGGGCCTTGGCCTCGTGCGCGCGCTGCTGGGACAATAGATCGGTCGGGTCGTCTTGGCTCATAGCTCAAACCTAACCTGTACCTGCGCGGGAACCCATACGGCGGGCGAGCTTGGCCATGTTGCAGGTGTGCCGCTCGTCCTCGCCATCGTCCCGGTGGTAGGTCACGGCCTCCATCGATCGCTTCGACCGATAGCCCGCGCCGTGCGACCAGAAGTCGGGGGCGGCGAGGGTCCGAACGTATTCGACCGTCACGCCGGGGTGGTCCTTGATGTCCTTGTGGTGGACATGGCCGACGAACCAGACGCGGGTTCCGTGTTCCGAGGCGAGCCACATGGTGGGCTCGTCGACGGCCATCAGCAGGGGCAGGTTCGCGCCCTTGGCCCCGTCGCCGTGGGTGGTGCCGATCAGGTTGGTGCCGAAGCCGTAGAACCAGTAGGGGTTGGGGCTGGTGATGACCGTGACCCGGGGCTCGTTCTCGTAGAGCAGCGCCAGCATCTCGGCCAGCATGATCGCGGTGATGCCGTCGTGGTTGCCGGGGTTGATCCGCACGGTGACGTGCAGGTGCTTCTCGAGCATGCGCGCGATGTGGTGGCGCTTGCAGCGGATGTTGATGCGGACGACCTCGGCGTGGCGGCCGGTGGTGTCGAGGTGGTGGCCGCTCTTGGTGCGGCTCGCGTTGTTGTCGGCGTGGAGCGTGTCGCCGAGATCGATGTAGAGGGCGTGGGCCGAGGGAGGGACAGACGCCACCAGCCTGTCGATCGCCGCCTTGGTGATGCGCTCGAACTCGACCAGATCGAAGGTGTGCCCTGTCTCGTCCTTCCACGAGTAGAGGCCAGCGTGCGGATCGCCTTGGGGGTAGACCGTCAGCAGATCGTCGTCGGCCCGGGCGGGGGCAGCGAGGGGCTCGAGCGGTTCGAGCCCGTCGAGAAGCCCCGCCTTGATAGCCTGTAGCCGTTCAGCCTGCGCCTCGGCGTCTGGGTGCTGGCGCTCCCATTGCCGCTCGACCCCGCTGGGGCCGCGCTGCACGGTGACCTTGCCCATGAGGTAGCCGGGGGCGACGCCGTCGTTGAAGTGGCCGGGGGCGTGGCCTCGCCGGGCCGCCTCCCTTTTGTAGGTGGCGATCGCCTCGTTCACCGAACTCTTGGCGACACCGAGGGCCCTTGCGGCGGCGTTCTGGCCGCCGTGCTCCTCGATGGCTTCGAGGTACTTGATCTGGGTCTGGGTCACCCAGCGCGGGTACTTGTCGTCTTCGGGAGGCGTGAAGTGCAACAAGGCAAAGCTCCGGGTAGCTCGCGTGGGGAGGCGCGCCCCACAGGAGCGCGCCCCATTTCGATCAGCAGGGCTGGTCTATTCGACCGGCCAAGCCTGCGTGGTGACGACGCC